CCCCCTGCCACTACTACAGAGACATTAAAAGGCTGTACATTGGCCAGTGTGCCTGTGTAGGTTGTTTGACCACTTGCCCCTAAGTTTTCTCCTGTGACGGCTGTAGCCGAAGTAATAGATTTACCGTATTTGCTTACATAAACCGTTGTATTGTCTAGTTGAGAAAGAACATAAATCCTACGATTTTTAATTTTAAATAAACCACGAGCAAGTTTTGCTGATAAACCTGCGGGCATTATTACATTTTGCACAACAATGGTGCTAGGGTTTGCAGGGTTTAATAAAAACCATCCATCGATAGAATGCAACAATATTACGAGAGAGTAAGCTCTCACTGTATAATTTTGAAAATACACCTTACCACCTGCGGTAAAATCAGTTTTAATATTTGTCCAAGTGCTTCCGTTTAAATATTGAAGCGTGGTATTAAAAAACCTGTAAAGAACTTGCGTTCCGTCTTGTCTTACACCTGTCCACGCAACTGAATTTGTAGCGTTTACCTCTAAGCTAGATCCGATTTTTTGTCTACCTCGTAATGTCTCTACTCTATCGCCAAGAGCAATAAAACCAGAGATATTTGAAGCTGCACCTTCGTTGATTTCGTAGTCAAGCTTTGAGTTTTGCAGTCCTTCAAAGTTTTCTAAGCGTACTTCAGGTTTTGTAGCCATAATTGTTTTGTCCACTTAAGGCTAAGTTGGTATCCCACATAATAAGAGAGCCTAAAAGATTATTGTACTCTGTAGTGAGACGAGTTTGCATAAGTGGAGTTAATTGTCTGTCTTGATCAGTGAAGTAGAAGTGTATTGCAGCCTCGTAGGCAAGTATTGGCTGTAATTCCTCAATCATTGCAGGATTTGGTTCTGTAACAAGAGTAATGCTTGATGGTTTGGCCTTATATACTAGATCAACAGACACAGAGGGAGGTGTTCCAATAAACTTCAAAGTGTATGGGTTTGTGCTGTAATCTACCCATACTCCTTTATTTGCGGTAAATCTATCGGATCCTCTTACTGTAAATAATTCACGCGAGTCAGCAGATACTTTAATTATTCCCATAAAGTCAGCAGGTAAAGGAATAGAGTTTGCAGATCCAAGCTGTACGCCTTTTTGTAAATACTCCCAATTTCTATCTGAGGCGAGTTTAATTTGTGCTTGATTTAAAAGCTGTAACACATAAGAGTCTGGCAAACTAGTATCATCTACCAATGTTTTGAAAGTTTCTATAAGTTCTTGCCCCGTCATAGCTTTTAATTTTAGTTAATAAAGGGAGGGAGGCGTATTGCTACGCCACCCCAATTTATTAGCTAAGGTAATTCAAAGCGTTGATTTCAGCGCGAACCATTCTTTGCAGATCGTACTTGAATGCTTTTGAATCGTGCAAAGCTACGCCGAGATAGTTATGACCTAAAGCATCAGGAGCTTTGTTAATTTGCACATTTGGCTCTTTCTGCAAAACGGTCTTAATGCAGCCCTGAACACCAAACAAGTTCATTTGTTTAACACCAGAAGTGGCTCCATTGCCGTTGGTCGTATAGGTATTACCAATACGAGCTGGAGCAGCGCAACGAGCAAAACCTCTGAAAACTACAGTGACAGTGCCGCCAGTACCTGTTGTATCTACAGAAGCGGTAATGCCGTAACCGTAATCTTTGTCATTTTGTGGGAACGGTACATAAGTTACACCTGCGCCAGCAGAGGATCCACCACCAAAGTTGTTAATGGCTGCAACTAAGTTGGTCGCAGTAGCGTCAGAGTCAACACCAATCAATACATTTCCCGCAGTGGTTCCAATAGCAGTAACAAAGGTAAAGGTGTAGGTTTTAAGTTCACCATTTTTTGAGAAACGGATGACAAAGGTGTCGTTATTTGCTGGATTAAGACCAGAATAAGACGCTTTAAGCACTGAAGGAATTAAGTTGGAAACATATACATCGAATCCAAGATAATTCATCAAGTAACCATTTAACGCTTGAGTTCCTGAACTGGTTACTTTACCTGCGAATTCAAATGCGCGAGATGAGACATCATCAACGATAAATTGCTTCACTTCAGGAGAAATTACCGCAATGCGTCTTTCGCTCATATCAGTCTGCACAACTTCCAACTTGCGAGTTGCAGTGGTGAATAAGCTACGAATGTTTGAGGCTGACAAAGCATAACCATCACCAGCATTACCTCCATTATCAGCATTATCAATTGTGTTTGTGGTTTGAATTACTTCAACCAAACCTTTTGAATCGATATCACGCTTTAATGGCCAAAGGATTTTTTGAGCAGCTCGGTTTGCTAAGTCGATTGTTGACTGAGTTTTGTCAAGCTCATCGATGTAGGTCTGAACGAACGGAGTTTGATTAATAACTAAAGTCTCTTCCGTCTGATTCATTTCCTGAATCGAGTTTCCTGGTTGGCGTTGGTAGGGACGGGCGTGGAGGATGTTATCGTACGGGAACGCTACCGCATTGCCTTTTACAAGGTCAGAGCGGAGCGACATGTCAGCTATTTGTGGCAAGACTAGAGTGTCTTGTAAAAACTTTTGTAGTTTTTTGGTTACTACTTTTTGAAGTACTAGAGTGTTAGGCATAAGAGGGAATTAAATATCCCGCTCCAAAGCCTTTATCTTTTATTGCTTGGAAAGATTGCCTCGAATTCCTCGTCGGTCATTTTGTCGATGTCTTCGGGTTTTAATTTCTCGATATCGACTTTTTTTATTCTAGTTGCAGAGCGTCTGGACTCCTCAAACTCGGGAATGTCATCAGACTTAAATCCTGATTTTTTCATCATAATCAGGGCAATTTCATCAAGAGGCAAATCCTTAAAAGCTGGTGTAAAAGCTTTTTCGCGGAGTTCGTCTAAGTTGTCCTTCACCCATTTTTTTTCTGAGTTAGAAAAGAGGTCTGAATCTAAAATCTTTTCTTGTAATTCTGTTTTAAATCCGTTTTCTTGCACTAAACTTATTTCTTTTTGTTTAATTGCGTTGACGGTTTCTAATAATTCATATTTTAATTTTGCCATCTCTCTTTTAGCCTCTTTGATAGTGTCGGCTTTAAAGGCTTTGTATGTTTCAACATCAATGCCGTATTTTGCCGCAATATCCTCATCTTGCTCTTCTGTTGCATTTATTAAATCATCGAGTTTCTTTTGTAACTCGGCTTTTTCTTGTTGTTCTTTAGCAAGTTTCGCTTCTAATTCAGCTTTTATTCTTTGAGCGGACTCCTTAGACTTAGCAAGTTTGTAAGTAAGGGTTTCTTCAACCGAATATTTCTTTCGGTTTTTGTCTAATGCTTCTTTTTTTTCTTCCTTTTTTTCTTCCTTTAGATCTTGATCTGGATCTTTCTTTTCTTCAAACTCTTTTTCTTTGTCTTCTTTTTTGTCGTCAGAGGTCTTAATAACAGGAGATTCAGATTTAACTTCTTCAGGTAATTTCTCAACTTCTGCTTCAGCTTCAGCAAGAATTGCCGCATCTTCTGCAGGGTCGGAAGGAAGAATAACATTAGACATGTGTGATAAAGGTTAACGCTTTACTCGTTTTGGCTACTAAACCGCTGCCAGGCGGATTCAGCCTTAAGGTGACTGCTACCTCTAGTTGTGAACTAGCCTCGAGATGTATCTCAAGGTCAGGTCACTACTGTCTGTTTGCTGATTTTTCAAGAAAATCTTGTAAAGCAAGTCGTGCGTTTGAAGCTCCAGCTAAAGTCGTCAGTAATTTAAACCAGGCTGCCGCTTGAGCTTGCTCCTCAAGAATAGTTTTAGAATCTGTCTCCGTCAAGTACTTATGTATGTAATTATAGAGCATTTCTTTAATGCTGTCTAATAAAACTTGACCGTCGGGCGTATTGCTTAATCTTTGAAATACTTCAAGTTTAATTGCCTCTTGTTCCAAGTAAGTAATCGAGTCGGTGTCCTTTTTAAACTTATTTTTTAATAAATCAAAAATGTTCATTTTATGGTTTTGCACGATAGATTTTAAAGACTGTGATAACAGCATCAGTTGCTCCACTACGAATTAGCTGTACTTGAGTTAAGTCGATGCTTTCCTGTTTAATAGTTTCTCCTGCTTTAACTAAAAATCCTGTAGTAGTGGTAGGGGTGTTGCCGTCTACACAAATACGCAGATCGCCTGAAACTACTTGAATCTCAAAAGAGTCGGGCTGATTTGATGTGCCGAGCAAACTTACATTATTTGAGTTTTTGAGAAAGTTTGAATTGCCTGCAGCAGCGCGTATTGCGTCAATTAAACCGATAGGCGTTGACGAGATTGTTAAGGTAAAGGTCTGAGGTATTTTAAAGATTTGAGCCATAAAGTTTTTTTATTTAAATGAGAGCTGAAACATCTTCAGGTGGTTGTGCTTCAGGTGTTTTTCCCGTAATGTCTTGTTCTACGGCTTGCCCTTCAGCTTCAGCCTGCTTTAATTCTAGCATACTCATTTTATTTTTTTCAGCAATAGGTATTTCTTGCTCTATGTGTTTTTGAATTGCCATAATTTGCTTTTCGGTCAATTCATTAGTCTTTAAAAACTCAAGATGAGCGGTAAGATGTCCCTCTGTTGCTCCTCGATTTGGTTTTACTTCCTCTCCATTAATAAGCTGTACATTTTCCTCGTCTGCTTCGGCAATAATTGAGCTATCGCCATCATAATCTTTTGTAAAAGCTGATTTAATTTCCTCAGCCGTAAAGCCTACTACTTCCATTTTCTTTTCAATCATTTTCTTTGGGCTAATGACCTGAGCGGCTACTGCTTCGGTAAGAACTGACAATTTTGCTTGTGTTTGCTTGTTTAATTGACTATTTAAAGTGTTATCTCCTGTAACGGTAATGCTGGGTTCTCTTGAAAGCTTTAATTGCGATTTTTTAATTGATTTCCATTGTATGCCTCTTTGTCCAATAATCTTGACCGCGTAATCTTCTGGCATGTACTTATCAATGTAAAGTTTGGCTAAGAAGCCAACACGAGAAAACATTTGACCATAAAGTTTAGAAATATCTCTAAAACGGTCATTAGTCGCAGCTTGAATGGCTTCTGACTCTGTAGCAGTATTAACTGTGACATCTGTAACTCCTTGCACTTGAGGGCTTATACCAGTATCTCGAGCTTGTTCTGCGTTTAAAAATTCGACTAATTCAATCGTACCTCTAAGCTGTGGAACAGGAAGCTGTGCAACATTTCCGTTTGGGTTGCCTTTCACTGGCACAAGTCCGCGAGGCCTGGAGTTTAAGCTTCGAGGATCAGGGATAGTGAAGACATTGTAAGCCATCATCCCGTAATTGCTTAAATAACGATTATCTACTTCTTGACGTATTAAAGTCTGTGTTACTTCAGCAAGAGGTAAAACTGCGTCAATATATGAGGGTGTCCAAAACTCAAACTTTTCAGGGCATGTGGCAAAAGAAACATACTCATAATAACCAAACGGTACACGCTCGTCTTGTCTTTGCACCGTAAGCCAAATCATTGTAGCTGGATCAAACAAAACATAATAACGAACGCCTTTATAGGTTGTGATGTGGACAGTCAGCTTGAAAGTTTTTTCTGAGGTATAAATAGCGTCTCCCGTTGTAATATTAATTGCTTTGTCGCGTATTGTTTGGTCGGCAAGTTCGTTATTGCGGCTAACTGTTGAATTACGGCTTTTTGAGGCAATTAAAAGCTGTACCTGGTCTTTATTGTATATCTCAGAAGCTAGTAAATCGGCTTCAGTTTTGTAAATGCCGTCCTCGCCCATATAAGCGGCTTTTTCCATGTCAATCCCACCAGCAAGTGGGTCAATATAAAAATTGTAAATATCAACATTTAAAAATCTAAGATTGAAAGGCTTTTCCACAATAAGTTTTGCTATACCACGCCCATAAAGCCCTGAATGATGTTTAGTTGCTCTCGCTTCTAAGTTCCATAAGTTGTTTGGGTTAAATACATTTGCATTAACAATAGCGTCGTATATTTTGCATGACCTCACATCAGATCGGTCGTTAGGCTCGTAATTTATCTTTAAATCGTCTGAAATCTTTGCGAGGAATGTTTGTTGCAGTCCAAACACACGAGGCGTTCTGAAGGTGCTAGAGCCGTCGAGGGAGCTTTCTTGCGCCATATAATAAAAGTCCTCATTGCGTTGCCAACGTTCTGTGACTTTGTTTTGTCGATAAAGAAGCGCAGCAGTGCGTTCTTGTGCGCACTGTGAGACAATTTCTGATACAGTTAATTCATCTAAAACTTCGGGCATAGTGTAATTATAGATTTAATATTCTTTTCCGTCCAATCCTGTACCAATATAGTATTTTTTTGCTTCTTGCGTTTCAAAAATACCTAACGGGTCTCTTGGATTAGGAACTACTTCAGAATTAACGCCAGTGTAATAATTTTTTTCCATTTCGTCTTGTCTTGGGCTAATTGCCATAAGGCAATATCTTATTGCGTCAGCAATGTGGTCGTTGCTGTCAGTGTCAATGTCAGCAGGATTGTTTTCGTCAGCAATTAAGGTTGGCAGAGTTTCTATTGAATTACGAGCGTTTTCGGTAAATCTTAATCTTGCGGTGCCATTTTCTACTCGCAAAAGCGATTGCATTAAGTTCCAGCCGGTTATCCTGTCTTTAACGCTAGGAATTAAGTTTTCAACTCCGTTCATTGTGTATTCGTCTGCAAGCGTGTTTGCTGTTCCCTGTAAGCTAAAAGCAGAATTATCTATTGCAGTAAAGTAATAATCCTCTCCTTCGGAAAGCTCTGCAATTTTTTGAGCGTGTTGATTAGCGTCAAGCCCTGTTGCTAAATAGTCGCGGTAAATAAAAAAATCATTTTGTTCATTTTGGGCTATCCAAACGCAAGCTGTCCATCCATGTCTGCCAGACACATCAATTCCACGATATTTTCTCCATGTGTCAGGAATAATGAAATGTGGAACTATGTGAATGTTAGGTGTCCATGAGCTGAAGAATTGACCTGCAAAAATGTCCCAGTCGCCATAACGCCATGCTTTTTTTAAGTTTTCATTGAGTGTTTCTAAAAAATGTACATAACCTGGATCGGTTTTAACTAAAATTGGATTGTCATCAATTGTAGATGGAACAAATACTCTTTTTCGTGAACCTGATTGAGTAATAATTATGTCTTTAGAAACTCCTTTTATTCCCCAGCGGTCTTTAACCCATTTGTGTCCTTTTCCACCAGGATTTGCTGTGGCAAATACCTGTGGCTTAAGGCGTGGAATGGTTGAGCGGCAAGAAGATATAAGTTGTTCGTATTGTTGTTCTTTTGGTATTTGCGTTAGCTCCTCAATTAAAATCCGATGATATTCAGCTCCCTGATACTTAGTATAAGCATTGTCATCTTTTAAGTGTCCAAGAGTAAACTTAGCCCCACTTGGAAATCTAATCTCATAGCCTATAACTTGCCCACCAAGTGGCAAATAAAACTTTCTAGCTCTGTCAATCCAATAAGCGAGGTCGGTAGAGTTTTTGCGGATAATTAAGCTTCTTAAATCTGGGCAATCAATATCGTACGCAAGCCACGCAAGTCCTGCTTCAGTCTTTCCTCCACCACGAGCTCCTCCAAAAAGGACTTCAAACTCTGTTCTAACTAGTGCTTGTATCTGTTTCGGGAGTGGTCTCCATTCCATTTTTTTGAGGTAGGAAAATTGTGGGTATGTTTATTTTTTCTCCTCCAGTGGTAATGTCGCTTTCTTTCTTATACCCGTGCTTGGAAAGCATAAGAGCAGTTATTGCTGGTTGGTACTTACCTGAAAGACCACAATTAATAAGTCTTTGCTCTTGTTCACACATAATTTGGTTGTAGATGTCGGAAAAGTCTTTGTTATTTTTGCTCCATTCCATAACTGTATCTCTTGAAACTTTGAGGAAACGAGCTAATGCTCCAAGACTTGGAAACTTAACATCCACTTTACCATTTTCGTCAATTTTGTCCTGATATAAATCTAGGAATTTTCTTGCTTTTTCCAAGAGTTCAGGAGTTAAAAGTGTTGGTCTACCAAGCTGTGGCATTTTTAGTATCTCTTAACTTTTACGGTTATAGCTTTACCATTTTGGTAATTTTCTTTTTCATCGTCATCGTCATCGTCCTCGTCCTGGTCGTCTTTTTCGTCCATAATTTTTTTGCCATCAATTGCGGACACTTCAAAACTACCTGATAATGTTTTGTTTCCTTTTTCGTCTTCTCTTAAACTTTCGCTGATTTTTTTAACAGTAATTTTAATTTCTGTTTCTTCGCCTACAGACATTTCCTCTAGCTCTTCAGTGAGCATAGAGCCGTAAAGGTAAAGGCATGGTTTTTCCATCATCATAAAGTTATTTTTTAGTTTTTTTAGGTTTATCTTCTTGCTGTTTTTCTGTTTCAGTTTCTATTGACTCGGAATTAGTTATAGTTTTTTCGTTTTTGCGGTCAATGTTGAAATGAACACCTTCAATCGGGTAATCGGGCTTTTGTGTGTACATATGGCTATTTTATCAGTATTTACTTTTCAAGTCCAGTAGTGTCGCCCTTTTCTCCATCTATTTCTCCTGCAAAATAACGCTCAATTGCTCTTGCAATGCCTGAAATTGAGCCTGTAATAATTGATGTAAAAAATATTTGAAGGGCTGATGTGGTTATTTCGCCAGAAGTTAAGTTTTTAATAGCTTCGGGAAGCACCAGAATTAAACCTGCAACTGCGCCAGTTAAGCCGTGTCGTATAGCTGATTGTAAGTCAAAACTGTCAAGAGAAAATTTGGGAGATTGTGTCATATTTCTATTTTAAAGCATTTTTTAAAATTTGCAAAAAATCAATTCCTGGATCTTGAGGGCGCCTTTTAGGGTCAGTTTCCATATGTCCAAGCACGTTCATCGGAGAAAAGTTGAAGCGGTTTGCAATAGTTTTTATAAGCCAGACTCCCTGCTCAATTTGCTGAGAAGTCCACCAGTTTTTTGAAATGCGATCATCAACAAATTCAATGCCAACGCTGCGAAGGTTAGGGTTAGGCAGAACCCATGCGGGAAGTGTGGCAACATTTGCAGACACATGTCCAGCATGCCACGCAACATAAACAGCTGGGTCTAAAAGCTCAACAATTGATTCATTTTTACGGCCAACAACATAATGTGCGCTTGCCTTAGCTCTTGGATTGCAAAGCCAAGAAAGGGCGCCAGTTCTTTCTCCAGCTGTTCGGTGAACAATAATTCCGCTTACTTCTAATTTTCTAGGGCTACGATTAGGCGTGGCTGGAATTGGCACTCCGTTTTTATCTAAGCCTTTTAAATAAAAAATATTTGTGTTTTTCATACATAAAAGGCGGTTGCCCGCCTTAATTTTAAGCTAAAAGTTTTTTTATTTCAGCTTTGTCTTCTGGTGAAAGTTCTGCGAAAAGAGGAGCAAGAGCAAAAGCTTTTTCAGAGTCACCAGATTTAATTACAACAAAACAATCAAGAGCTTCTTTTGTTTCAGAGTGACGGGTTACTGCAAATTTTGCACTGATTTCTGACATTTGTGGAAAAGTTAATGGTTAAGTTCTTTTATTTTAATAAATCTGTGGTATAGTGCAAGTGTGGAATGTCTAGCTCCACAGCTTAACTCAACGCTTTTGTTCGGTAGCTTCGGGTAAAATGCCTAAGCTAGACAATTTAGGGCAGTAAGGTCGATGAGTTACGACTGAACAGCCCGAAACTATCGAACAAAGGCGTAAAAAAGAAACATTATGCGTTTTTCAGACGCTAAAGTAGAAAACTTAGAGCCTGATTTATTTGCCTTACTTAAAAAAAACACAGAAATTATTGATGATAAGCCTGTTTTGAAAAAAGGCATTTTTCTTTATGGGACTGTAGGAAGCGGTAAAACATACGCACTTTACGCAATTAAAAGTCTTTACAATTACAATTTTTATAATTTTGTAGATTTTTTAATTACTTTAAAAGATGGATTTAATCGTAAGAATTACGATTTTTCTTTATCTGAGACAATAGATTTGATGTTTAAGAAAAACGGGATATGCATTGATGATTTAGGCGTTGAAAAAGAAAGCGAATGGACTCACGAAATATTGTATTCTGTGATAAATAAAGCCTATAATTATTTAGTTCCTATCTGCATTTCAACTAATCTTTCTCTGGACGAGTTTACTAAAAAGTACGGAGAGAGAATTACTAGCCGTCTTTTAGAGACATCTGTTCCTTACCAGATGCAATCTACTGACAAAAGATTAACCAAATAACTATGATAAACACCACACAAGTCCCTAACGAATTATTAGAGGATATTTTTTTAGGCAAGTATTCACTGAGAGAGACTAAGATTTTACTGTTTATTGTACGCAAAACAATAGGCTGGCAAAGAGAAACAGAGTGGTTACAAAACGATTATATTGCAAAGTCAATAGGTATGCATAAGGCTCATGTGAGCAGGGTCATAAAAGAATTAGTGAACAAAGGTGTACTTGAGATTTTTGAGGTGGAAGGCAAGCGTTATGTTGGTCTTTTATTGTTGCCAAAAGAGCAACCAGCAGTTGCCAAAAAAGCAACTGAGCAGTTGCCAAAAAAGCAACCATTAAAAGAAACTATATTATTAAAAGAAACTATTATTAATAATAATATTAATAATAAAAAATTCGAAAAACCGACAATCGAGCAGATTAGAAGTTACTGCTTAGAGAGGAAAAACAATGTAGATCCTGAAGTGTTTTTTGATTTTTATGAGTCTAAAGGTTGGAAGGTGGGTAATTCGCCGATGAAAGACTGGAAGGCTTGTGTCAGGACATGGGAAAAAAGTAGGCAAAGATTTACGGATAATAAAAAGCCTTCGAATGTTCTTGTTCAAAGTTCAGGAATAGATTACGCTTTAATTTGGAAAAATAAAAATGCTTAGAATAACTGGAAAAGTTGAAAATAAAAAGCTTGTTTTAGATTCTAAAGTTGACTTTTCTTATTTTGAGGGCAAGCAAGTCATTATTAAAATTGAAGAATGGAAACGTTACAGATCGCTAAATCAAAACAGATATTTGTGGGGTGTTGTATATGCAGAGATTTCAAGCTTTACAGGAATGAGCCTTGAAGAAGTTCATGAAGGAATGAAGTATATGTTTCTTGTAGATAGAGAAAACAAAATACCTAGAGTTAAAAGCACTACTGAGCTTAGTACAAAAGAGTTTATGGAGTTTGTTGACAAAGTCAGGGAATTCGCTATTTTCAATTTAGGTATTCAAATCCCCGAGCCAAACGAACACAGATTTTTATATGAAAACTAAAGTAATGCAAATTAAAAATCTTGAAGCGTTAGAAAAAGCATTGCAGTTTTACTTGTCCAGCACTACAGAGGAGACAGTAAAAAAGTTTGAGTTTGATGACAATCAAGAGCTATGGGATTTTATTTCTCACCTTCGAAGAATAGGCGTTCACATTCCTAGAAAAAGCAGGTCAAATAAAATATAAGAAAGTTTTCCACAGCCTTACTTATTTGATATTGACTAACTCCCCCAGTTATCTTATTATACTTACACGAGGTCACCTTTAGACCTCCAAACCCAAAACCCTATGAATAAAGTTTTACATCATTTTGTCGGTTTAGTCTCCGCAATTCTTAACTTGATTTCAATACCGATTAATTTTGCTGTCGAGAAATTAGAAATATTAGAGGATAAATTAAAATAATATGATTTCAACTTGCACACTTGCTCGTCAGATACACGACGCAGTTTACAACCGCTTATCAGACCAGCACCCTTTAGTTCGAGAAGACATCGCCTTTTACACTCTTGAGGCAATAGAGGACACCATCGGTGACATTGTCGATGATGTGATTAAAGTTCGTTTGGAAGATATAAAGGCTAAATATGCCAATACGCCATTTCCAGAACCTCGCATTGACGATGAAGAATAACCAAATAAAAAAAAACTAACCGACTACGTATGTCAAAAATAACTACCAAAAAACCTGACTTAACAAGTAAGGTAGAACGGATTACAAAAAAAATAGAAAAGATTGATTGTCTTATTAAAGACACCATTACTCAATCCATTAAACTTAACAACCACGAAAAAAACGCGTTTGTACTGTCATTGCTTTGTGTGTCTATATCAAAGGCTTTAGTCAGCATTTGTCTAATTATGCCGCCAGAGGGGAGAGAAGGACTTGTCAATTTAGTTATAAAAACTACAAAGCAAAAAATTAAAGAATTAGACAAAAAATAACCAATACCACTATGGAAAAAGAATTAAAAGAAATTACAGATACAGAAATTACTCCCACGCAACCAGTAGAGCTTGTAGGTGAGAAGGCGTTAGAGAATGCGTCAGTTATCGCCAAGAAAATACAAAAGATTGTTACTGAACAAGGCCTTGCAGTTAAAGTAGGAACAGACAAATCAGGAAAAGACAAGCTATACGCAATGGTAGAGGCGTGGAATATGATTGGCACAATGCTAGGCTACTCTCCTCGTGTCACTAAAAACGAGCGTATTGAACGAGAAGGTGGCGTATATGGCTATGAGGCGTGGGTAGAGCTTGTAGACAGTACAGGATTTGTTAAGGCCAGAGCTAACGCCTTAGCTTTCTCAAACGAGATGAAAGGAAATGACCGCTATGGCTTTAAGCCCGCTCCCTGGACAGCAAACGAGTTTTCTATCGCTTCTATGGCTCAAACACGAGCCATAGGTAAAGCATACCGCTTGGGACTGTCGTGGGTGATGAAAATGGCAGGATATGAGCCTACTCCCTATGAAGAGATGAATGTAATTGAAACAGAGGCAGAGCCAGAGGTAAAAAAATATACAAAAGAAGAGTTAAAAGAAATGGCAATAAAAAAAATTATTGCAGCTAAAAATCCTGATGAATACCTTACTGTCTACAACAACATTAAAAAAAGCGAATGCTTTACTGATAAAGAACTTCGAGAAATTGCCATAGAGGCAAACAAAATCAAGATTTTAAATAACCCTGTAACCCCAAAAGTATGATTACACCAGAGCTTAATGTCAGTCACGAGTTAACTTCAAAAACAATGGAAAGCCAAGAACCAAAAAAGCCGCTTCAAGATGTCTTACGCGACCTTCTAAGAGAAAAGAAAAAGCTTTCAAACGAGTTAAAAGAGATTGAGGAAAAGGTAAAACATCTGGTAGTAAAATTGTTTCGAGATGGACAAAACGAGTTACGCTTTCCAGACGGTGACAGAATATTAAAAAGAAAGCGTACAACCTACATTTACAACTGGGAAGTTTTTGCAACGGAGCTTGATGATGACCAACTAAAAAAATGTGCCAAGCTTGACGCTAAATTACTCGAGTCCACTTTTCTTGAAAAGTACGGCGATTCATCAATTGCAAAAGCTAAAGTATCCCTTCTTAGAACACCAGCGACAGAAAGCTACTCATTTGAGCTTAAGGAAAGCGTAGATGAGGATTACGGATCTGAGTTTTAAAAACCTATGACTTTAAAGTAGTTAATTTATGTTTAGGATTGCCGAGACTTCTCGGCTCTCCTCCGCTTTCCCGCACGAGACGACAATAGCAAGGCTTAAAAAACCTACACAAGCGACGATAGTTTCGGCGAGACGGCGGAGGGGAAACTCCCCATATTTAACAAAAAACCCATGCTTAATAAACAAATGAAACAAAAAGTATTTTCTATCTTGAGAAAATACAAAGACGCCCGCAATAGCGATATTGCGCTTATTGGTAGGATTGCAGGACTTTCTGGCGAGCGATTAAAAAGCTTTAAGATTGCTTTTAAACATTTATCTTTTTCTACTATCATTAGACGAAGGCAAGAAATTCAAGCTGACCCAAATTCTGGGGTATTGCCTTCACCAAAAGTTTTAGCTTTTAGGAGAAAGCAAGAGGAGGACTTGCACCGTTATTATAGTAAAAAATAAACTTATGCCTGTAATTATATTTTTTGTTGTTTTGTCTGCTTTTGTAATATGTGCATTTTTAGCTAAAGATTTTAAACAATTTATTGCGTTGTTTATTTTTTCACTGCTCTTAATATCTTCATTTTTGTTTGTTTTCTTAATTGTTAACGCGTTACTTTTTTAAATATGCGTATAAGTTTAATTGCAAGTATTTTAGGCTCTATATTCGTCTATACTTCGTTTGTACATCAAAAGCCTGTGATACTTGCTAAAGAGACATCAAAGCCCATTGTAGGCAATTATAAGGCCTCTGATTACGCTTCTGTAGCTCATCTGCCCATTGCAAAACACATACCTCATATTGAAAAGCGTTGTAAAGCCAGGAAATGGGGGGAGTTATGCGTGAGAGATACAATAGCCTTAGCAAAACAAGAAAGTTTAGGTGGCCAGATAATGGTAGGCGACAAAGGATTAAGTCATGGATGGTTTCACATTCAGACTGGACTACACGGGATTACTAAACAACAAGCAAACGATATTGTGTTTGCAACGGACTGGGTACATGACCGCTGGTCAAGACTTGGCTATCCTAAGTTTCGTTCTAAAGCTTTAGCTTCTCATAATTGTCCTGCTTGTGGATATTCAGGTGCTGGAAAGAAGTATGCAGAGAGCGTAAAGTTAAAAAGCGCAAGTTTAAATAAAAAGTAAAAGTATGGAAGTCAAAACAGAGGAATGGATTGTAATAGTGCTAGTAGTAGGATTGTCTTCAGTGTATTCAGGTTTATTTGGCTTTATAGCAACTACAGCTTTTTTTTATTATTATTTAACACAAAAGGAAAAGTTATAAAATGTACATTACTTCTCGGCGTTGGACAACGGCAAAAAAAACTAACGGATACGATTCAAAGTTTGAAGCAGGTTATGCGCAAGAGTTAGATCTGCGAAAAAAAACAGGAGAAATTAAAGACTGGGAAGCTCAAAAAACACTTCCTTTAATCGTGAATGGCTATCTTGTATGTACTTACAGGATTGATTTCGTGGTCTATCATCATGATGGTACAGTCGAGTATGTAGAAACAAAGGGGTATCCTACTGATGTGTGGAGGTTAAAATATAAGTTGTTTGAAGCTTTATATACTTCACCGCAAAATAAACTAACGGTAGTATTTCAGGGAAGTAATTACAGAGTACCAAAAGCAAGGAGGATTAAAAATTGATTTGAGGCTGTATATTTAGGTTATGAGTACTATTCTTTTTGCAAAGCTACAAAATCACCCAACACTCAATAAACACCCTTATGTCAGGCGTCATCAGATACTTCTCAAAATGCTTTATTCTCTGGAAAGAAAAAAAAGAATAAGATCGGAAAAAGAAAAAGAATTGTTAATCCTAAAAGCAGTTTATATTGGAATGATTTATCTCTAGTATTCAAAAACTTAAACAAGAAATATAAGTACTTGGTTATCCTGTTATTTGAAC